AATAGACTCCAGAAGCACCGTTATGCCGGGGTTGTTTACCGTACATATAACTATTGCTTGCATAAAATAACACTCATCGAATCGACAGCCCTCGGAGTTCTCAGTATTTCTGCGTCTGATACTTTCTTTTCTGCTAACTCATTACCGTACTCGGACAGGTTAAACGCCATTTGCTTCATATAAAAACGGTCTTCCCACCCTAAGTACCAATGCCAATCCGTGTAGTACAGCCAGCTATTCTCGTTGAACGCCCTAACGTGAGTCGGGTCTTGCCATGCCCCTAGACTTAGCTCGTAAGGAACGTGAATATGAAACTCGCCTCCCGGTTTTAGCAGATTCTTGCAGTTCGTCATTGCGCCTACCAAGTCCGGGATATGCTCCAAAACATCGTTAGCAATGATCTTATCGAACATCTCCTGCCTAATCTCAACCTCGCCGAATCTGGTCTGGACTATCGCCCCATACCTGACTTTCGATATATCAACTTCCCAATCCGGCTTTACCCTAGCCTGAATGTCTGCGTTCAAGCAGTCATCCCGCCAATCCTTACCGGAACCTAAATTAAGCGTTAAGGGCTGCAATTAAGTCCTCTACCTTGTCTGAACACAGTAACGGGATTAAATCGTTTATACGGGCTTCTGGTAGCTCCCACCAAGGGTTCTCTAGCAGCTTCTCTATCTGATCCCACTCAAAGCGGTACTTTAGGAGTTGAGCAGGATTCCCACCGACTACTGCATAGGCCGGAACATCCTTAACCACCACAGACTTAGCCGCTAGGACAGCACCATCACCTATCTTCACCCCGGACATAATCGTACATCCCGACCCTATCCAGACATCGTTACCAATGACAACGCCACCTTTAGTCGCTGGATGTCCCTCACCATGCCAAGGAAATACGTTTTCGTTGATATGCCCGAAAGGGTAGGTCGTTACCCAGTCTGTCCGATGATTCCCACCTAGAAATATCTCGACGTTATCGCCAATCGAGCAGAAAGACCCGATCTGAATGTCTGCCTTCTCGCCCCAATGACGAACCCGGACGTTCTCCAGCCCGTAGGTATATCTCATTTCTTCTTGTTTCTTGCGGATATTGCGGCTGCTTTAGCCTTAGCGTCAGCCTTAGAACTAGCTCCCCATGCCTTCAGACTTAGAAGTAGTCTAGTAGGCTCACCGTTAGGCTTACGCTCTGCTCCGGGCATATTCCCCATCCGAGCTAAGAATGAAGCACGACGAGGGTTATCGCCAGATTTAACAGGAGGCTTAAGATCAGAGCCGGGATTTGCAGCTTCGTAGGACTTTCTGCCCTTTTCATTCAAGCCACCTTTAGCGTTTTTACCGGCCTTCTTAGTCCATGCTGCTGTCACTTTTTCCTCGGCTTGGCTGTCTTAGCTGATTCCTTAAACGCCGCAGCAGTTGGCGCACCTTTAGAACCCGGTTTACGCATCTTCTCGCCTGAACCTTCAGCGATACGTTTCCGTTTAGCATTAATATTACTGTAAAGTCCGGTCTTCATTTCTTGCCTTTCTTAGCTTTTCCACCTTCGGATAGCATAATTGCAACTGCTTGTTTCTTAGACTTAACGACAGGGCCGCCTTTACCTGAATGTAAGGTTCCTTCCTTAAATTCGTTGTAAACCTTGCTCATCTTCTTTTCAGATTTCGTCTTCTTCATACGACCTCCAGATAACCACGTTCAAAAAGTAAGCCTATGGTCTTTCGATGAGCTTCTTCCCACATCTCTACACGTTCCTGCTTGGAAAGATTCTTGCCCTGATCTAGCTCGAAATGGCATAAAAAACAAAGGCTAGCAATCCTAAAATCACTAGCCTTTATACCCTTTCCTTTCCCATCTCGCAACTGATTCGAGTGGGCTGCGACTACCGTTCCGTCCTCCTTACCGCAATGCTGGCAGGGTAGGTGTCTGGCTCTCTCAAGTAGCTTCTTGCTTCTGTACATTGAACCTCTTAGACGGATAATTTACAAACGACTCGCCCTCGTTACATTCCTCGCAGCAGGTAACGATTTCCCCGGATAAGTCCCTAGCCCTCGGAACCTCATCCCAATCTACTACCCAACCACACCACTCACATTGTGCCAAATTGCTATCGTCTGGTACGTTATCTTGTAGGTCAGTCATTTGCACCACTCCAATAAAGCCAAAAATTCACCAGTTAATAAACCAAAACAAAACCCGACGCAAATACCTAACGTGTATGCCCTCATTAACCCACGTTTAGTAATCATGACTGTTCCTTTGCGCGAATAGCTGCTCGAAACGCCAACGTCGCATCAATCAATGCTTCTTCGTATATTTCTTTTGGTGACAGATCAGCATAATCACGTTCTGGAACCGTGATTTTTACTTCTATACTTGCACATTCCTCACGTTCTGCTGCTGCGACAAGATTGGCAAAGACATTCAACTCTTTGCTGTCCCAAATGCCGATACCAAACATATCTTCTTGCCAGCCAGCCTCCCGCGCTATGCGGATAATGTCATCTCTGGTCATTGTGTCACCCTATCCATAGTTCGATTAGAAGCCTCCTGAGACCGCCATACGTCGATCCGAGCCTGTGCCGCTATCAACTGCCATCTAAGTTCTTCAGCAGCCTCTACAGCCGCCTGAAGCCCCTTTAGTAAGGCTTGATACTCTGGATGAGCGTAAGCCTGATTCTCCCTGTCAGCGACCGTATTCCCGATAGCCTGACTAAACAGGATTGCTTTCTTGCTCTTGCGAAACTCCTCAAGGTAGGTAACTTCAGCCTTAGCCTTAGCGTAAGCAGTAGAGTTTCTGTAGATAAAGTCGATACTTTTGTGAGGATCAATTGTTTCCATCATAGCCAAGCCCATTTTTTTAAGTTTTTTATGCTTCTGATATGACTAGCAGAAACACCAAATTTTTTTGCAATTTCAAACGAAGATTGACCATTTTTTAATTCATTTTTTATGTCTACAATCAAATTAGTTGGATATTTGTTTTGACCATTTCTAATCCCTCTGTTTGAAGTGCCGTGAATAACTCGATCCATTTGATTTGATTCAACCGTATCAAGCCTTAAATTTTCAAGTCTGCAATCCGTTTTAATTCCATTGTTATGACAAACTTGCAATTTATTATCAACTCGACCTAAGAAGGTGTTAGCCATCAGTATGTGAACATCAAAAGACCTTGACTTTTCTTTCGTTGTCAATCTGATAATTAAATAACCTCTTTTGCTATGGAATTGATTTTTTAAGATTCTTCCTTGTCTCGCTCCATGTGTCTTTTTAATTCTCATAATTTCGCCATTTTTTGATATGGCATAAGAATCCTCAAATCCTTTTATTGGGAAAAATCCTTCAGGAATAACGAAATTGCCCATAAAAAAACCCTCTAGTTTTGGTTTTCCGTGTGCCAGCACGTTCCCATTTAAGGGATTGAAAACCAAAGCTAAAGGGCTTTAGTGTTGTCAATGCTGGCACAATGACGATTTAATTATATATCAACCTTCATTTGAAGCCTCTATGATAGCGATTCGCAATGCCTCAACCAGCTTCCCTGCGTTTTCAGGCGTTATGCAGAGATTCGCACTACCGTTTCTGACTATGATGTTGACCCAGACATCCTCGCCTATGGTGTCAACGTAAATGCCTTGATGCGGTTCTACACCTTCGATTTTGATTGATTCCATGTTATTCCCCTTGAAAAACCGGGGTTTCCCCCGGCTGGTTTATTAAAAGTTGTAGTCGTATTTTTTATGCGGCTTGTCAGACAAACCGTAACGACCACCGTGTGCGTCTTTCCAACCACGCTTACCAAGACGGATACGCTTGATAGGTGCTGTTTCGTCGCTGGTGATGATCCACTTCTGCTGGTCTTGATTTGAGCAATGTGCGCTAAAGCCGCCAACGTGGAACTCCAACTTTACTGACTCGTCGCGTTCTGCTTTCATGGCACGGATTTCGATGGTTTTTTCGCTGACGATGCGAACAACTTCATACGGCTCAACATCGCTGTACATATAGTGATTTGCGTATTGCATTTTGTTCCCCTTAGAAATCCCGCTGTGTGCTGCGGTATGGACAGATACTCTCACAAAAGATTTCCATCGGTAAACTAAATAATTTCTATCGGGAAACGCTATTTTTAATAGAAAAAACCTATTTTGGCTATTTCCAAGGATTTAGCTTCTCTTGATCCATGACGTAGGTTTCTCCATGCCCTAAGTTCTTTAGGTTTTCCTCTTTGATTAGCTGGCTCTTTCTCGTCCATCCGGGGAAAGTTACGCTCTTGCCATTAACGATAGCCAGCACATAGACATCTACATCGTCGTTTAGCTTGGTAGTTGCCAATAACCTACCGTCTTTGTATTTAGTTGTTTTTATGTCAATACGCTGTCCATTGAAAAGACAGTCGTAAGACCCTGACCTAGTTTTAGCGATTAAGTCTGGAAAGATATTGTGTAGCTTACAAAATGCGTACTCGCCAATGATCCCTGTCAAGTCTGTCTCTAGCGCAGACTGATTGCCCATTTGACGGTCTTTGGTATTGCTAGCCCTAGAAACCATATTCCTCATGGCTGCAACCATTACGCATAAATCGTAGTCCTCATCCGTTATCGTTATGGTCTTCATGGCTCTCGGCAAACCTCTTTCACCGCTTTAACTGCGTCAATTACGTTAGTAACCACCGCAACCTGACCTTTCCATGAGTGATGCCATAGCACCTGATCCGGGGTCAGCTTGGCTTTATCGTCCTTCTTTATCTCCAGCAGACAGTTTTTACCCTTCCAACCTACTAAGATGTCGGGACAGCCTTTACCTACGCTATGCAGATGCTCGACTTCCATTCCCAAGCGTCTTAGCTCTTTTACAATTTGCACTTGATTAGAATCCACCCGTTTATAGACCATTTGCTTTCCTTTGTTCAAATAGCTTGTTTGTCGTAAGCAATGCGTTTTGGTCAAAATCAAAATTTATATATTTATTAAGTTCTTCTTGTAATCTTGGGCTGAACTCAGTTAGATGGCAATTAAGATGCTGACAAAAAGCCATTGAAACTCGTAACGTCAGAGCAACTTTCCCATGTAAACATTGAGCAATATATGACTGACATCCAACCTTAAATTGCTTTCCAAATTCTGTTTGACTTAGTTTCTTGTTAGCGTTCCATAGTTTCAGCAATGCACGACTTTCTTCTATGTTTTCCTGTGTCACGATGCTTTTTCTCAACGCCAATCCCCTTTCTCGCCTCGGTTCCCACGTTCCCACTGAGTCCGGCAATCTTTCTCTAATCTATCCGCAGCTTGATGGCCTCGCTTCTGCCTGACCAAAGATAGATAGCTCATTGCCTTACCCCTGTCTTCTGTACGCCAAGCTAGCACCTGCCTAACCTCGCATTTGTGCCTATGCTCTAAAACTTCCTCGGTTGTCAAAGTCAATCCTCGCTCCTATCCTCTCCACAAACTGCTGGCTCAAACTGTCGTACCATAAACCGTACCACTCAGTGCCATCCCCGTTCCTCTGTTTCTCGCACATTAGGTAGGTATCCGGCTGAGTCTCGTCTATCTGTTCACCCCGGTTTTTCTGGTTTTCTTTTTTCTTGTTTCTCCACACCAAAAAGACGTTATCCACCTGATCCGAAATACTTCCTGACCCTTTCAAGTCGTTCTTGTTCGGCTGTGTCTCGTCCGTCTGTTGCTTACGGATATGGTGGACAAGGTGGATGTGTACGTTGTGATCCCTAGCCAATGCGGTTAGCTCGTCAATGAAAGACTTCTGACCGTTAAAGTCATCCTCGTTCTTGACGCACTTCATCAGGCTGTCGATCACGATGTGCTTCACCTTTAGCTCAACAGCGCAGTATCTGGACATAGCAATCACCTTCTCCGGTGACGTAGTTCCCTGCTGGTCGTAAAGATACATCTTGTCGGATAGAAACTTGTCCATCCGGTCAACCATCTTCGTAATGAATCCTTCCCTGTCGTGAGTCAACGGATCATCCAACGATTCCCCGGAGAACTGTCTAAGCATCCTCTGTAACGTCCGTTCAGGCTTCATCTCAAACGATGCTATGCAGACCGACTGACCCTGCTTGACCAGACTCAACGCTATCTGACCCGTGATAAGCGACTTGCCACCACCGTTAGAACCTGCGTAGACAGTTACTTCACCCTCACGATAGGCAAAAGAATCATGCGTCTTAGGCCACGGCATAACGACTTTCTTTTCTACCGTTTCCGATAGATAAGCCTCTTTAATGGAATCTAGCCAGTCAGAAGCCTTCTTGACCCGGATCGTTACGTCGTTGGAATGTAAATACTTCTCTACGTCAATACTCTCTGACTTTAGGATTCGAGCCTTCCTCGCCTCGTCTAGTTCTATCGCTCTTGCCTCAAGACTCATTGTTCTTCTCCTTAGCTTCAATGGCACGATTCAAATACCATATCGCTTTTTTTAAATCTTGCGTATACGTTCCCTTGTGTTCGGCTCTGCTGATGTATTTAACTGCGTTTCCAAGATGAAAGTCCAACTGCTTCGCTTCAATGTAGTCAATCGCCTCAATCCCGCCTGTGTTGTAATGCGGTGGATGATTCACCATGTCAGTCATAGTTCTTCTCCTTTACTTTAGCCAGCAGCAAACTGGCAAATTCACTAGGTTTCTTCGTTACGTTCCAGAGTGCCTTAATCTCTGCCGTAGACAGTTCTTTCCACTCTGCAACAGGCTTTTCCTCTACCGGCTCAGGTGGGAACTCAATCAGCACATCTCCGGCTAACCGATTACTAATGGTCTTCGTTAGTTCGTGATTCGAGTACACCATCCGTAAAATATTCAGCAGTTCCTCAGCCTCTCCTCTAGCTAGTTCAATCGTCATTGCTTCCCCTAGATGTAACTAACGGCTTCGTTGATTCTGGATACAGCCGTTTTAAGCCGTTTTCTGTCTACTTCCGATACCTGCCTACCCTCGCTTAAATCAAACGCCGCTACGGACGTTAGAAGTGCCTCAAATTGGATTATTTTCAGCAGGTCTGAAGCGTAAAACGGTCTGCGTACTGGTTTATTAAAATGTTTTTCCTTGAGGGAACTTAGATTGTTGTCGTTAGGAAACAGGTCTGTCAAGTCCATTCCTACCGCATTTACGATTTCGTAAGCGGAACATCCAGCAAAGCACTTCAGCAGTATTCGACCGTCATCAGTTTCCGTTATGGCAAGGCTTGGTGATCTGTCAACGTGAGCAGGACAGCAAGCTACCCAACGGCCTTTTGAGCCTTTAACCTTTTCCAGCTTGTTTAGTAAATCGCCAATCATAGAACTCGTCTCCCCATAGTTGTATTGACGTTAGGTTTAGTGATTTCATCCTCCCAACGCCTATCGTTTAGCCAAGTAGCTGGATGAGGAACAAAATCAGTCTCTTTTTTCCTTAATTCCTGCTGATCTATGGCAACCAGCATCTTCTTAAGTTCATCATCGTTAGGCTTAAGTTTCAGCCACCGTTTCAGAGCATTAGGTTTTGCTACCTTCCGAGGATAATGTTTCCAAAAAGTATCAAATCGATCAATAATCTCTGAGTTAGTCTCTGTATTATTAGAGACTACGCAACCTTTTCGAACACGATTCGGCAAAACTTGCGTAATGCTGAACTGCAACTTTTCATAGTCAAGACGGTAATAAAGTGTCTTGTCCCATAAGCTGTCGCTCTTTTGTTCAGCAATCAAAACCTCTACTTCTCTTAACTTTTTGAGAATAGAAAAGATAGTTCGCTCAGACCAAAATGGGAACTGTTTTTTCCATTCACGAACAGAGTTATAAACCCACGAATATCCGTCCGGCATTGGGTCTTTACGGCTCGTCCAGTAGTGGATTTGCTGGATAACGATGGCCTCATTCAAGCCGTAATCAACAGCTAAAGAAGGAAGCACAACTAATGGGTATTCATCGATTAGTTTGCTCATAGCTCCTCCGGCCAAATCGGGAAGTTTTGCCGATAAAAGTTTTCAGCATCATCCCTTAGGTGAGGAATTGCATTGTCAACCAAAGATTCCGCTATACGTTTATAGCTGGTTGAATGATTAAATTTTAGTAATTTTGCAATTACTCCAGACGCTTGAGACTCAGCATCTTCCCTTGTGTACAACTCAGAATCAGATAGCCTTTTTAAAACATCCCATTCAACGTATCCAATTAACAAGTTATATATTTCATTAACGCTATAAAAACTTAATATTTCTTTAATTCTTTGTAGCTCTAAATGCTCTACGTTGTGGCACTCATCACACAAGACTTCAAGTTGATCTGTCTCGTAATCCCACGGGTCTCTGCCCTTAAAGTATTGCTTGTGGTGAACGTGCAAACTGTTTTCCTTAGAACCGCAGTCTTGGCACTCCCACCCTGCTAACTCCAGCATCTCTAATCGCTTTTTCTGCCATTCAGGACGCTTCAATAGTTGCCAATATTCCATAGCTTTTTCCAATAAAAAAGCCCTAGGAGAG